AAGGGTGGGGACGATAGAATTCTTGAGCTACTTATGGACGCTCAAAGGCGCGGTGTCATTGGCACTAATGCAGAGCTAAGAGAAATACAGGACGCCCTTCGTAAGGGTATTGATAGAGCTAGTGACGCTCCAAGCTCCTCTATGGAAGGTTTATTTGGCAAAAAAGTATCAGGGGCTGTAGCCTCTACGGGCATCGGGAAGTTGTTAGGCAAAGGAGCGTATTACGCAGAGGGTCTATACCAAGGCGGCGATGATGTAATGAAGGCGTTAAGCTACGCTGCGGAAGAAATGAAGCTGGCTAAGGCGTTGGACACAGTAGATGAAAAAACTGCAATAAAGTATCTAACCAAAAACGGAACTGATGTACCTCTTGATTTAAGCATGACTCCTAGTAAAGATGCCTACAAAGAGTTATTAAAGCACCGCGCTGCCCAGATCGTCAGAGATACACTACCAAACTATACCAAAGGTGCTTCGGAGCTAGTTAAGTTTGGGCGCCGGTTGCCTGTTGGTAACTTTATCACCTTCCCCGCAGAGATATTGCGTACTGGGTTTAACATTGTTCAGCAGGGTTTGGATGATTATTACTCAGGCATTCCAGCAATTAAAGCTAGAGGACGTAGCCGGTTAATGGGATTTAGTGCCACTACTATAGCCGCTCCTGTTGCTGCGGTAGAAGCAGCGTACCAATTCTCAGGCGTAGACCGAAAAGAAATGAAGGCGTATAAAACATCCTTTGCAACCACTTGGGAAAAGGGGGCAGTCCTAGTTCCTGTTGGCAAAACAGAAGATGGTAAAATTCAGTACATTAATTACAGTACTCTAAACCCGTATGACCTGTTAACTAGGTTTACAAACAGAGCCATGAACGAAGGTGACAAAGCTATTAAAGAGGGACAAAGTCCTGCTGACGCTGTGACCAACGTGATGTTTGGTACTATGGGAGAGTTCTTTGCTCCGTTCATGGATGAGTCTATTCTGACAGAAGCCTCGCTCGATGTGTACAATGCAGCTACTCGTAACAACGGCAGGACAAAGTCTGGGGCTCAGATATTTAACTCTCTTGATTCTAATATGACCAAGGCGTTTAAGTCTTCTATGCATGTGGCTAATGCCATGATGCCGGGGTTCTTGCCCATAGACTTTAAAGGTGGCGCACCTGTGGCAGGACGTTTCTCCCGTGGTATTTTAGGAACAGAAGAAGGAAATATTTTAGGAATTAAGTCTGAAGATAAGTTTGGCCGTGAAAGAACCTTGGGCATTGAGCTAATCAGAGCGGGATCAGGCGTTACCACTTTAGAGTTTGATCCTAAAAAAGGGTTAGAGTTTGGGGGCTACCGTTTTCAACGTGGTCAAACAGAAGCAAAACAAATGTTTAACCGAGTGGCCGATGACTATGGAACTACCGCGTCTGAGTTTGAGGCAGCGTTCATTAAGGGTAATGAAGCAAAGCTGCGGAACGACAAGAGATACTATCAGATGTTTGAGGATCTCCGGGCCATGGGTTTGTCCGACAGCGAAATGCGTAGAGTATTAAAGGATAGCAATATTGGTTCTAGCGCCCGTAAGGTTATGCGTGGACAGTTTGATCCGTTTAAAGTTAGCTCCAAGAACCGCAAAGAAATGCGTAAGGCAGGAACTCAAGACGAGTTTAGGCTTGTAAGCAAAAGAATAAACGAAATTAGAAAGTTAATGCGTGGCGCTTCTCTTGCCCCCGATGATGACCCTGGTGCTAGAGATCCAGATACCACTACACAAATACCAGAAACTCCGACACCAATAGTGACCCCTTCGGCTCCTGCCAATCCATTTCTTAACTCACCTTCGGCTCCTGCCAATCCATTTCTTAACTTGCCAACACTACCCACCCTGCCCCCAGGCCCCACGGTATTACCTAACCCGCAGGACCAAGAGATACAGCGCCGGCTTAATCCATAACATCGACCTTCACACCAAGGCCACCGAACAACTGGATCATATCGTTAACGTGTTCGGTTACATCCTCGATGATATCGTCATCGTCTGAACAGACAGCAAGGCGCATGGTTCTCTCTACCACTTTCAGCAGGGCTTGAACCTGCATGGGGTGCATCTGTTTAAAACCTACGGTATCAATCTTCTCTTCCATCATTCGATCTCTCCCCAGTTGTCCTTGAGTTCCTCGTCTACCTTAGACGGAACCTTGAGTATGTGTGATAAGCCTGTCTCCATGATCTCGGTAATCTTAGAGGCTTGCTCTTGGCTTCCTACAGAGAAGCATAGTTCATCATGGACCGTGAGCATAGGAACTAATCCCTCGGCATAGCAATCAGCCATAGCTTTCTTGGTTTGGTCCGCAGCGGATCCTTGGATCAGCTTGTTCAGAGCCTTGTATGTAAACGCCCTACGCAGGTACATGCCGTACTTCTCTTGTGCGTCCTTTAGAGCCAGTGGCTTGTTGTATTCAAACGTTCTAGGCTCCCACAGATCAAACCGGCACCTACGGCCCAGTAGAGTGCGTATAGAGCCCTGCTGAGAGGCGCGAGTGCTTGCAATCTCTGCTAGCCCCTTAACGAAAGGCACCTTGCTCTGGTGCGTCTGAAGCAGTGTGGTGGCCTCGGCTACGCTGATGTCCAACTGGTCGGCTAGCTTGGCCTTACCCATGCCGTACATAATTCCAAGGTTCACAGTCTTTGCAGACTTCCGATCAATGCCGGCAATGTCAGCAACCATCTGGTGCAGATCAATGTCCTTGGTTTGCCACTCATTAACAATACCATCCACCATCTGATGCCGGTGATCGTCATTCAAGCTAGCCGCAAAGTGAACCAACAACCGTGGCTCTTGGCTAGAGTAATCAAACGAACCCCACTTGCATCCGTCTTCAGGTATAAACAATCCGCGGATCATCTTCTTAATGTCTTTGTCCCGTGCAGGAATTTGCTGAAGGTTGGGGTTGGACGATGAGAACCGACCCGTAACTGTACCGCCGTCATCGCTCCGGAGTTGGTGAAACTCGCAGTGGATCCTGCCTTTGTGTGAGTGACGCAGGATGGTGTCGATGAACGTACTGTCAGCCTTGTCAAACTCCCGCAGCTTAACGATCTGTTGTGCTACAGGATGAGGGTGCATGTTTAGAAACTGCTTGTTAAAGGTAGCATTGCCGGCTTCGGTCTTAGCGTACTCCAATCCCAGTGAATCAAACACCTTCTGAACAGAGGCCGCGGCCCATGGCTCAAGGTCCACACCTGTCTCATCACGAATGGATTTCTTTAGCCCGGTGATTCGGCCCTTCAGTTCTTTCCGCACCTGCTCTGCTTGATCGATGTTTACTCTAACGCCATTGGTTTTCATTTTAAGCATGAGGGGAATGAGCCCTGTTTCCAATTCCCATATGGCCCAGAGGTCTTGCTTCTCTATCTCTATCTTCAACCGCTCCCATAGCTTGAGCGTCATTAAAGCATCCTGTTCCGCGTAGGGTCCAACGTCCATCGGAGGTAGGCGCCACATCTCGGACTTAGGATCAAACCCCCAATCACGGGCCGCTGCGCGAAGGGCCTTTTCGTCCTTACGCATGTCGATCCAATCACGGCCTAGATTATTAAGGCTGTAGGAAAACCGGTTCTCGTCCACAATGGCGCCGGTAATCATGGTATCAATGATCCGACCCTTTATCTCGATGCCTTCCGCTTGCAACCAACCGGCATCATACGTGGCGTTGTGCATGATCTTGTCGATCCGCGGAGTATCCATCTGCTTTGCAAACCACCGCATGGTCATCTTGGGATCTAGGTTGTGTCCGTTCTGGTGACGTATGGGAAAGTAGCCTTTGTAATCTCCTGCAGCTACAGCAATGCCCACGATGAAACCATCCCCTCGGGCCCAACCGGGTCCGAGAGACTTGAGGTTTGGATCGCTTGTTTCCAAATCAACTGCGATAGACTTGTATCCTGTTAGATCAGGGTACTCTGTTGGTATGTTCCAATCAGGATCTAACCGGTCAATGTCCATCCGATCAAGATAGTTGATCGTTGACTTGTCTTTTCGATCTCTTGCCATAGGCTTTCCTTGCTACTTTGGTACTCTTTGGAACGTGCTTACTACAGAACTTCTTTTGTCTACCAACTAACGGGAGCCCACAAGGCTTGCCGTTGCGACCATCAATCTTCTGACATGTCTTTGTCCCAACATATGGCTCATACTCAGTACCGAACAAAGCATTGAGCCCAGGCTCTAGGTATGCGGCTAAACGCTTGCGGGTCATGGGCCTAGGTTTAGGAGTATACTTCGCCATGGCATCTAATTCGTCCAACGTAGCAATCTTTAGAAGCTCTTTATAAACTTCAAGAACACCTTTTTCAGCCAAGTATTTCTTTTCTCGCTCGGCAAACTCTTTGGCATACTTCGTTGCTTCATTCACCCATTTCTTTGTTTCCACATCTTGAATTGTACCATCCCAAACAGGAGGCTCTTCCTCTATCTCTACCTCCACCACCACTCCTTCTGGTGGAACATCGGGGGAAACTCGCCCAGCAAAATCGTCCACCCAATCGTCAGAAAGCGTGTCATCGGGGGAAACTCGCCCGGTTCCCCACCTAATATCCAACAACTCTCCCGGCTCCATGTATCTATCTGCAACCTCCGCAGACAGGGCGGCATACCCGACCTTATCGACCCACGAATCTGTATGGTTTATGTCCACCAACAGCCGGCTCGTCTTCAACCAATCCATCATCAGACCAACATGCATCGGGGTTATACAACCATGAGTGCCGAGAGCCGATTTAACAATTGTGTCCCATCCAATGGATATAGTGGTGAAAGAGTTCAACACATCTCCATACTCATCCTGTCTATCGCCGTTGATCTTGTCTAAGGCGCTGTCTACTACATCATCTCTATTCATAGCTGGTACTTATACCTCTTATCTGTATCTAGTATGTGCAATTCCTTCCGGGCGCGTGTTATGCCCACATAGAATGCCCGATGTTCGTCATCTGGATGTTTGCTTTGAGCGCACACTCTTGGTATCCCTAGGTACACTACGCAATTATCGTCTTCTCCTCCCTTCATGGCATGAAAAGTTGATACTTTAAGGCGAGGGGGTTGGGTGATGTCTTCCCCTCGTCTTTCAATTGACCGGACGTATAGCTTCTGTTCCTTACCAAACCGTGCCACATCCATCGCATCCGTATATAACGGAGCAATCATTCCATAATCACGCACCAAGGTTTCGTAATCCAACATCGCTTCTGGGTCCGCAGCGTCTAACAATCTAGCAGAGCCCCGCTTTACAACAGCATAGTCTCCCTGCTTTGGTACAGACGCATACATCTTCTTAACGCGGCGCAACGACAGAGGGTTACCTGCTTGCAGATCGCGCCAAGCAACGATCACATCTACTGCATCTGGGTTGATCGAAGGCCGACCCTTAACACTGTACAGGTATCCGTCTTCCCTTAAAGACTCTGCAAACTCACGCACAAAACTGTTGGTCCTAGCCATGATTGTCCACGAACCCTTGTGGTACGGAATTGTGTGCCGGCTTAGGTGGTATTCAACCAAGCCTTCTTCCTCCATGGGTAGAAACTCTTTCTCAATCCGGTTGTCGATCCGCTTTACAATCTGCTGAGACAAAGACCAAACGGCCCGAGGCAACCGGTACGACTGTGAAAGGATTGTCTTGTTGTCTGTCGCATTGATAAAACGATTAACATCAACGCCGGTCCATCGGTGAATGGCTTGGTCATCGTCCCCTGCATACACCACATTCTCCGCGTTGGCCTTCATGTGATCCACCATCTCCCATTGCAAGGGAGTAAGGTCTTGGGCCTCGTCCACAATCAGCAGCTTCAAGTACGGTGGTTCTACGTTCAGGTACTGTTCAATCAGATCAACGAAGTCCATCTTACCGAACTTGCTTTTGTACAAAGCAACACTGACCTCGATCTGCTTCATCTTTGGAAACGATAGATCCCAATCCTCAGCCTCGTTGAACTCTTGCTCCATTGCAATCAACCTGTACCTGGACCGGTCGATCAACTGAATGTACTTGCCGCCGTCACCACCAATGGCAGGGATCAGGATGCCGTCATCAGGTGCGGCGCCTTCTGCATTATCAAACGACAAACCCAGACCATGACCCAGCTTGCGCCAATCGTCCTTGGCTAGCATGTCACCAGATACCAAACCCAAAGCGCGGAACCCAATCGAGTGCAGGGTGCGGAAGTAAGGCAGACGTTTCTCGTCAAACCCAAACTTGCCACACGACCGCTCAACGGCCTCTTGTACGGCCTTCTTTGTAAAGGACATGAACCCTATCTGTTCAGGGTCAACACCGTCCTCTAGGGCTTCTTGTACGCGCTGTATAAGGCTGTACGTTTTACCACACCCAGGCGGACCTAAGAGCATCTCCTCGGACATCACTCTTTACCGCGTGGACGTTGAGCCAGCCACTCCAGAACTTCTTCCTCGACCCAACGGGTGGCGCTGTTCTTATCGCCCTTGCCCGGTCCAAGATATATGGGCTGTGGAAAGATGTCCTCGCTTACCCACTTGTAAATTGTGGAATGGGATACCCCCAACCACTCGGTTATTTCCGCAATCTTCAGCAGCTTTCGTTGTTCAGAAGGGGATGTCATCACTAAACTCCTTTGGTTCCAGTTTTATTTCTTCATCTTCAAATGCCGGCACATGCCAGACACGTAATTGTTTTCGACTTCCGTCATCTTTTTTAATATTCTTTTTAAGGTAGCACTCCCCTCCATCATTCAGCGTCTTCAACTGTTCCTGTATGTGAACCGCTTTGTAATGTGTGAACTGCCTGTTCTTGAGAAACTGTTCCAAGCCAGCCATCGTAAAGTACGTCACGCCGTCCTCGGTCCACGGCTTGCCCATCTCCATTTCTTCTGGGGACAAAGCCCTAATCCGACTTGTGCAAAACGTCTTCAGCATCTCATGAAACTGCCCCTTGATCGTGAGTTCCGGAGGGACATCTATGGTGACCGAGTTCTTCATCAGAGTGTTGATTGCAACCTGCCAATCTTGTGGCTTAACTTGAGGCGGCATGAAGTTGAGTTGCTCCATGCATGACCGCTGCCAAAGACCTTGGTTCTGCAATTGCTCAACAGTTAACTGTAGCCGCTGACCATCTACATCCATGAAGTAATGCCGAGGCTCTGATAACATGACTGTCAAACCACCAAGGTTGGCCCGATCTGGGGCCGAGTTACCCACACCAAACTGGCGCGACTTGCAGATCTGTACATCACAGTGATCTTTTAACGGACACACACTGCATTGCAGGAAGTACTCTTTCTTCATCAACGATTTCTGCAACGCAACGATCTCAGTTGCCTCAAGGGCAGGGCTGCATAACGTCCTGTTGTATTCTTCGTGATGCTTCTTCCAATTGTCAGGCCACTTCAACCGGCAGTACACGCCAACATTAAACATAAACGTGTTCCGGTGTTCAGTAACAGAGCCCTGCCCAGTAATGATCTCCAAGCAGTACGGCCCGTCAGTAAAGTGTGTTCTCTCTCCACCAAACTGAAGTTCATTTAACTCTGGAATGTCTATCCTTGCTGCATCAACCGCGGCAAAGAACTGCGCCATGTCCATAGCTTCGCCCTTGTCATCCAAGGCATAGCGTGTGGTTACATCACCACCAAAGTAAGGCATGTTTATAAAGTTGCCCACATCGCCACGCTCCGCCAAGATAGTGTCCTGCTTTGGAAAGATCTCACAACCGGAGAACCCCAAGGCAACAGACATCTCGGTCAGATACTCTCGAACCATGGCTGCTTGCTCCCACTGCTTGAGAAACAAATAGAGGTGGGCGCCGCCCGACTTGGAACGACACAACACCAGGGGCAACCCTAGCTTTTGAACCTTGGCATTTAACTCCACCAAGTTGAGATCATAGGTATCAATGTCCAGAGCCCCGAACATGCACAGATTATCTTGGGTAATAGGTATAGATCCCACACCCTGACGGCCCTCAATGTGATCCTGTACTAACTCAGCGGTCAAAGGACCGCGAACAATCATACTCTTCGCCTCGGCTTTGCCGTTGCGTCCAACTCTGCCTACAGTGGTTGTACCGTGCGCCGCTATCGATCCGCAGAACGCATCCATTAACTTTTTTGCTTGAGACATAATCCCTCCTAAAAAAATCGCGCTAACCCGGCTAGCGCGATTCTTTATTCACTTTTTTAGAAAGGGATTTCATTGTCCTTGTATGGCGC